CGCAATGGACAGACTCGCTCAGGATTATATAGCTTGTTTATACCTATGGAATGGAACTACGAAGGATACCTTGATTCTTATGGATACCCTGTCTTTGAAACTCCAAAATCCAAAACGTATGGAGTTGATGGTCAAAAGATTGAAATTGGCGTCATTGAACACTGGGAGAATGAAGTAGACGGCCTTAAGGAAGACCCTGATGGACTTAACGAATTATATAGACAATTTCCACGTACAGAGAAACACGCTTTCAGAGATGAGACAAAACAATCTTTATTTAATCTAACCAAAATATATGAACAGATAGATTATAATGAAGATTTAAAGCATTCAAACGTTATTACTCAAGGAAATTTCCAATGGCAAGATGGTGTTAAAGACACAAGTGTGATGTTTGTTCCAAGCAAACAAGGAAGATTCTACGTATCATGGGTTCCAAATGTAATTCAACAAAATAGAGTTGTTATTAAGAACGGTTCTAAATATCCCGGGAATGATCACATGGGAGCTTTTGGTTGTGACAGTTATGATATATCAGGAACAGTCGACGGAAGAGGTTCTAAAGGATCACTTCATGGTTTAACTAAATTTAGCATGGAAGATGCTCCTGCGAATTTAATATTTTTAGAATACATATCAAGACCACCAACTGCAGAAATCTTCTTTGAAGATGTATTGATGGCTTGTATATTTTATGGTATGCCGATTTTATGTGAAAATAATAAACCAAGATTGTTGTATCATTTTAAAAGAAGAGGTTATAGAGGCTACTCTATGAATCGACCTGATAAAACAATACACAAATTATCAGTTACAGAAAAAGAAATAGGTGGTATACCTAATTCAAGTGAAGACATAAAGCAAGCTCACGCCGCGGCTATTGAAGCTTATATTGAAAGTTTTATAGGTTATAATAACGAACAATATGGTACAATGTATTTTCAAAGAACACTGGAAGATTGGGCAGCTTTTAATATAAATGATAGAACCAAGCACGATGCTTCAATAAGTTCTGGATTAGCTATCATGGCATGTAATAAAAATAAATATAGACCAAATCCTGAAGTTATTAAAGAACCTGTTAATTTAACATTTTCTAAATACGATAATAGAGGCGGTACATCAAAAATAATTAATAGATGAAATTAAACACTGGTATTAATAGTGCGTTTCCTAGTCAGATGGTATCTGAAGAGGAAAAGAAAACTTTAGAATATGGGTTGCTAGTTGGGCAAGCTATTGAATACGAGTGGTTTAGAGGAGGAAGAGTAAACGGAAGCAGGTGGAATACAGGTTATCAAAATTTCCACAATTTAAGATTATACGCTCGTGGAGAGCAGAGTGTTCAAAAATATAAAGATGAATTATCTATTAATGGTGATTTGTCTTATTTAAATTTAGATTGGAAGCCAGTACCTATTATACCTAAATTTGTTGATATAGTAGTTAATGGTATAGCTGCTAAAGATTATGAAATTAATGCTTACGCTCAAGATCCTTTTTCTCAACAATTAAGAACAAAGTATGCGTCTAGCATTATGAGAGACATGGCGGCTAAACCTTTGTTAAATGAAATAAAAAATAAAATAGGAGCAGATTTATTTGCAACTTCTAATCCTGAAGAACTGCCAGAAACAAAAGAAGAGCTGGAAGTTCACATGCAATTAAACTACAAACAGTCTGTTGAAATTGCGGAAGAAGAATTAATTGATAATGTTTTAGCTTTTAATAAATATCCGTTAACTAAGAAAAGAGTAGTTTCAGATGTTGTAACAATAGGTATTGGAGCTATTAAAACAGCTTTTAATAAATCTGAAGGTGTAGTGGTTGATTATGTTGATCCTGCTAATTTAGTTTATTCTTATACTAATGACCCTAATTTTGAAGATATATATTATGTTGGAGAAATAAAGTCTATGACTTTAGCTGAAATTAAAAAAAGATTTCCATATCTTACAGATGATGAAATGGAAAAAATGGTTAGATACCCTGGTCGTGATGGTTATATAGCAAATCCTAATTATGATAACGATTTAGTTCAAATATTGTTTTTTGAATATAAAACTTTTATTGATCAAGTATTTAAAATAAGATATACAGAACAAGGATTAGAAAAAGTATTAGAAAAAATAGACACTTTTAACCCACCACCTAGTGACAATTTCGAAAGGGTTTCAAGAAGTATAGAAGTACTTTATAGTGGTGCTAAAGTTATGGGTGTTCCACAGATGCTTGAGTGGAAAATGGCAGAGAATATGACAAGACCTAAAAGTGATTTAACTAAAGTTCAAATGAATTATGTTATATGCGCTCCTAATTTATATCAGGGTCGTATAGAGTCTTTAGTTAGTAGATGCACTAGTTTTGCTGATATGATACAACTTACATCATTAAAACTACAGCAAGTAATTCAACGTATGGTTCCAGATGGTGTATTTGTAGATGTTGATGGTTTAGCTGAAGTAGATTTAGGTAATGGAACTAATTATAATCCGCAAGAAGCTTTAAATATGTACTTCCAAACTGGTAGTATAGTTGGTAGAAGTTTAACACAGGATGGTGATCCTAATAGAGGTAAAGTACCTATACAAGAATTACAATCATCAAGCGCTAATGGTAAAATACAATCATTAATTAATACTTATCAGTATTATTTACAAATGATAAGAGATGTTACTGGTCTTAATGAGGCTAGAGATGGTAGTCAACCAGATAAAAACTCTTTAGTAGGTTTACAAAAAATGGCTGCCAATGCTTCTAACATTGCCACTAAACATATATTAGATGCTAGTCTATATTTAACTCTTAGAGCTTGCGAAAATATTTCTTTACGAGTGGCTGATATGTTAGATTTTGCACTAACAAACAATGCTTTAAGAGCTAGTATTGGCAAGTTTAATGTTTCTACTTTAAAAGAAATAGAAGATTTACACCTTTATGATTTTGGTTTATATTTAAATTTAGAGCCAGATGATGAAGAAAAAGCAATGATAGAGCAAAATATACAAATGGCTCTACAACAAAACCAAATATATCTTGAAGATGCTATTGATATTAGAGAAATAAAAAACAGCAGTTTAGCTAATCAAGTTTTAAAATTTAGAAGAATACAAAAACAAAAACAAGATCAAGCTGCTCAACAAGCACAAATACAAGCACAGGGTGAAGCTAACGCAAAAGCCGCTGAGCAAGCAGCTATGAGCGAAGTTGAAAAACAACAAGCTTTAGCTCAAACTGAAATACAAATTGAACAAGCTAAATCTCAATTTGAAATACAAAGAATGGAACAAGAAGCTTTAATTAAAAAACAATTAATGGCAGAAGAGTTTCAATATTCTTTGCAATTAGCTCAAATGCAAGGTCAAGCTAAACAACAAAAAGAAGCTGAAATTGAAGATCGAAAAGATAAACGAACTAAAATACAAGCTACACAACAATCAAAGATGATTGAACAACGTCAAAACGATTTATTACCTACAGATTTTGAATCAACTGGTAACGATAGTATGGGCGGATTTGGTTTAGAGCAGTTTGCTCCACAATAAACCTATTTATTAATTTTTATTATATTATATTATGTCAGAACAAGTTAAGCAAGAAGGTACGTTTAAAGTTAAACGTAAACCTAAACAATTGGTAAAAGACGATATTATTAAAGTCGATTTATCAAAACCTAAAACAGAAACAGATGCCATTCCAGTCGGAAAAACAGAGAAAGTGGTTGTGGGCGAACAAACCGGAGATAGCCCTGAAGTGGACAAACGAGTACCAGAGCCCAGCCCGGTTTCTGAAATTAAAGAAGAAACCAAACCTATTGAAGAAAAAATAGAAGAAGAAATAGAAGAGATAGGTGAAAAAATTGAAGAAAGAGTTATTGCTCCAACTCCTGAAGAGGCAAGGGAAGTAGCTAAACTACCAGAAAACATTGAAAAAGTCGTAGACTTTATGAAAGAAACTGGTGGTACATTAGAAGATTACGTTAGATTAAACGCTGACTATTCTAATGTAGACAACGATACTTTATTAAGAGAGTATTACAAACAAGCTAAGTCACACTTAGATTCAGAAGAAATTAATTTCATGATTGAAGATAATTTTTCTTTTGATGAAGAAGTGGATGAAGAGCGTGAGATTCGTAAAAAGAAACTTGCGTATAAAGAAGAGGTTGCTAAAGCCAAAGGTCATTTAGAAGGTTTAAAAAGTCAATATTACGAGGAAATCAAGTTGAGACCTGGTACGACACAAGACCAACAAAAGGCTACAGACTTTTTCAACCGTTACAATGAGGAGCAAAGCACAGCTCAACAACAGCATGAAAGTTTTAAATCTAATACTAACAAATATTTTTCTGAAGAATTCAAAGGTTTTGATTTCACTGTAGGAGAAAAAAAGTTTAGATATGGGGTTAAAAATCCAAGTGAAGTTGCGACTAAACAATCCAATATTACAAACACAATTAAGAAGTTCTTAGATGATAAAGGTAATGTAAGTGATGTTAAAGGTTATCATAAAGCTATGTATGCCGCTGAAAACGTTGATTCTATTGCAAAACATTTTTATGAGCAAGGTAAATCCGATGCTACTAAAGATCTTATTGCAAAGTCTAAAAACATATCCGATGACGTTAGGCCTTCGCCTAGTGGAGACGTATTTGTTAATGGATTAAAGGTTAAAGCTATCAGTGGTCTTGATTCTTCGAAACTGAAGATTAAAACAAGAAAATTTAACTAAAAACAAAACAATTAATTATGGGACAAATTACCCCTGTGTTTGGAAGTATAGTACCTTCTCAAACTCAATTAGCACTCCAAAGCAATTACCTAGCGTTTAATGCTGGTGGTGCAAATGCAAATGATTTTGCACAACAATACTTACCTGAAGTTTATGAAGCTGAGGTAGAGAGATATGGAAACAGAACATTAAATGGTTTCCTTAGAATGGTTGGCGCTGAAATGCCAATGACGTCTGACCAAGTAATATGGTCTGAACAAAATAGATTACATGTATCTTACACTGGTGTAACTCTAGTTGGTGCCGCTGGTGCTGCTGGTGTTGCATTTACTTTTGTAACAGGTGGAGCTACTACTGTACAAAATGCTATTTTTGCAAATGATACTATAGTTGTAATGAATCCAGCTACTGGAGTTACAATAAAAGGTATTGTTGGTAACAGTCAGAATAATGCGGCTGGAACTTTAGCTACTATATTAGCTTATCCTTTTCAAGGAGCTAACTGGGATGCTTTACAAGATCAAGCCGGTGCGCCTATGTCAACTCAGTTGAAAATATTTGTATATGGTTCTGTGTTTGCAAAAGGTTCTCAAGGGCCAGTTTCTCAAGGAGCTGCTCCCGCTGTTGGATCTTATAAATCAATTCAACCACAGTTCACTCAATTTTCAAATCAACCAATTATCATAAAAGATTCATTCCAAATAAATGGTTCTGATATGGCTCAAATCGGTTGGGTAGAAGTTGCTACAGAAGATGGTACATCAGGATACTTATGGTATCTAAAATCTGAGTCTGAAACAAGATTAAGATTTGATGACTATTTAGAAATGGCTATGGTTGAAAGTGAATTAGCTGCTGGCGCTCTTGGTGCGAATTTTGCTGCAAGTGTTGCTTTAGTTCCTGGTGGATTTAATACTGCTGGAATTAATGCACAAGGTTCTCAAGGACTTTTTGCTGCTATTCAAGCTAGAGGTAACATTATGTCTGGATTCTCTGGAGGTACTGGTATTTCTGATTTTGATCAAGTTCTTAAGAACTTAGATACTCAAGGAGCTATCGAAGAAAACATGCTTTTCTTAAATAGAGACCTTGATTTAGATTTTGATGATATGCTAGGGCAAATTTCTTCTGGACAAGCTGGAGGTACTGCTTATGGTTTATTTGAAAACTCTGAGGATATGGCGCTTAACCTAGGTTTTTCTGGTTTCAGAAGAGGTTCTTATGACTTCTACAAAACTAGCTGGAAATACTTAAATGATGCTTCTACAAGAGGTGCTGTTGCGGTTAACAATATCGAAGGTGTATTAATACCTGCTGGAACTTCAACTGTGTATGACCAACAACTTGGTACTAACATAAGAAGACCATTCTTGCACGTTAGATATAGAGCTTCACAAACTGAAGATAGACGATACAAAAACTGGATTACAGGATCTGCTGGTGGTGCTTACACTACTAACTTAGATGCTATGCAAGTTAACTGGTTGTCTGAAAGATGTTTGGTTACTCAAGCGGCGAATAATTTCGTATTATTCCAACAATAAGATTGCTTTAAAGTTTATCCCTGTCTTATTGGCAGGGATATTCTTTATTTTTATTAATTATATTATATTATATCATGTCAAAGACAAAAGAAATACAAGCCCCTAAATGGGAGATAAAAAGTAGAACGTATCTACTACTAAATGGCGCAGAGCCATTAACTTATACATTAGGATCTAAAAACTCAAGAAGAGCACCACTTATGTGGTTTGACCCTTCTACAAACACTCAAAGAGAAATTAGATATGCAACCAACCAAAACTCTCCATTTGTAGATGCACAAAAAGGAGAAGCTACGCTTGGTCATATTATTTTTGAAGATGGTGTTTTAACAGTTCCTAAGGAAAAACAAAATTTACAAAAACTACTTTCATTATATCACCCTAGAAAAGATCATACTTATCAAGAATGGGAAGCTGATGAAGTTGCTGAAGACGAACTTGATGATATTAATCTAGAGCTAGATGCTATGCTAGCAGCAAAAGAAATGGACATTGAGCATGCCGAAGCTGTTTTAAGAGTAGAAAAAGGATCAGCTGTTTCTAATTTAAGTTCTAAAGAGCTTAGAAGAGATTTACTTATTATGGCTAGATCAAATCCATCTGGATTTTTAGCTGTAGCTTCTGATGAAAACGTTGGTTTAAGAAACGTTGGAATTGTAGCAATAGAACAAGGAATTGTTAAGCTTTCACAAGATCAAAGAGAATTCTTGTGGGGAACTAATGATAGAAAATTAATGACTATACCATTTGATGAAAACCCATACTCAGCATTAGCTGCGTGGTTTAAAACTGATGAAGGT